TTTTTATATCACCTAATATACCACCAGATGATACATGTTCTTCTGCACTTGAAGATGTAGGAGCTGGTCTAACACCTACAATGTTTGCTCTAGAGACAACATTAATATGACTCTTTACAGTGACAGTTGTTGTAATCCCTTTCTCAGATGTATATTGATGAGTATCTCCTGTAGTCCAACCTTCTCCACCAAATTGTAATTTAACAAATGGTTGATATGCATCATGATAACTATAACTAGAATCAACTGGAGGTGTAGGTTGAGGGGTACATCTTGTATCTACTTCATACCTCATCCTAGACTTACCATTAGCACTCATATTAGGAGGCGAGGTACCAAACTTATCTGTACCTGTGCTTATATTAACTGTCTCTCTACCCATACCTAAGCAGTCACCGTTACTTGTACCACTATAACTAGTAGCCTCATCGATAACTAAACCTGTAGCACGAGTATGAGTATAGGTAGTATTATCAGTTGGATCGAATATATCTAATGCATACTGCTTACCATATGATATAGTATCAAGTGCTATAAAGGCTTCATTTAATTGAGCAGGTGATTTATCAGGAGCAGTAGTTTTCATAGCAACAGTCTTCCGCCTGTTACAGAAAAATGTTGTTTCGTTAATTGTTAATGCTTGTATATCAGAAGACTTCTCATCTGATAGTGCAGTATTATCTAAGTAAGTAGCTTTATTTGTTCCAGTAATATCATTATAATCCACGGGTATCTCAACACCATCACTACATCTCCAGACTTTAACAGCTCCATCAGCTCCAACTTGTCCAATGTATTGTTCCTCATCTGTTGTATATATAGTGAACCATTTAGTATGAGATGCGGTGGATGGTGATATAGTATTTACCAGCTGACTACCAGGACGTTTTATCAACTGTCTGACAACATCAGGTACACCATTAACTAGGTCTACTACTTGTCCTGGTACTTTCTTTTCATCTGGTTGTGTTGACATCCCTAATACATAATTAGGAACTTTTTGTGTAACACTTGCCATTAGCGTCTTAAGGATATATAAGGTTTGTAAGATTGATATGCAGATTCATCAGGCCAACCCATAAAGTTATGATCACCTTGATTGCATTCATATTCTAAAGCAGCTGCACGAGCTTGTTGTTCATATACTGCTAACATTTGTTGTAGTTGAGCATTAGATACTAACTGTACTGCAGCTCTACCTGATGCTTTGTATATTATATACCTTTGGAATGGTGCTGGTATATCTTCAAAATTAAGTAGTCTTACTTTATTTACATAGAAGTAATCATCATCTGGATATTCAAATGTATGGTTTACTCTATCATATAATTTCCAAAGACCATCAGAATCTTTTCTTCTTACAAAGTCACGAGTTTTATCCCATGCATCTTCATTATCTATACGTGATACATCAGATTCAATTATGATTTTATTATCAGATCCTACTGTTTCTTTAATGTGATATTCCATGTTAAATGTCCAGCCTTCTGCCTGAACATCTTGCATTACTTCTTTAAGTATATTAAAAATAAATGATATCTCAGGGTTGGCAAAGTCTAATCCTGATATAGGAGCTTGACCGATGCTACCAAGAATCGCATTGACTGCGGATAGTTCGGTATCGATATCAACGGTTGTGGTAGTCATAGGTATAAATATTTGTGAATAAAAAAAAGGGGAGTTCGGAAACCCCCCTCTATTATTAGACGTTAGTGATGTTACACTCAACGCCTGGATAGGCAACACGTAGATTCTGTGTTACTGATTTAACAGCAGAATCACTAGCACCGCCTGATGTTTTTGATACGGAAATACGCTCTGCATTAGTTGTGCAGACAGCAGCATTCCCTTTAGCTACAGAAGCGGCCATTGTTATAAATAATAATTAGCAAGCACCGTATTTCTTGGCAGTCAGTCCATCGGATAGAACTGTACGTCCATACTCTACAGGGCTAGGCATGTTCTTTTGCACTGATAAAGCTCCACCAACACCTGTGGTATTAGTTTGCTTCTTGCATGTGCCAGGTGCAACTGACATAATATACCTCCTTAGTTGTTAAGAAGTTCGATAGCACCAGCTGGGTTAAGAGTTCCTACGCCCATTGCAAGACGACCTACAAGTACGTCACCTTGGTAAAGGACTGATACGTCCCCGCCCGTTACTTGGACTTGAGGGCCAATAGCCTCTACAATTCCAGCAGCGTCACGCTGATAGATAAGACCGCAATGGTTAGAGAAGTCACCTGAGTAGGTGTTGTTCTCACCAGATACGCCATTAACTGTACCAGCAAGGAAAGGTAGGTTGTTAGAACGCTTGATAGAAATACCAGCAATTTCAACTAGACCTTCACCAGAAGTTAGGTTACCTTGTGAGTTACCATAGTCTCTGTTGAGGATGTTAGAAGAAACCTGAGATACTAGAGCATAGTACTGTCTTGGAGATAGTACAGCTGTTCTACCAGTCTTAGGAAGATTCTTTTCATCGAGAACTGAAGCAGCTTCGAAGAAGGCATCAACTAGAGCTTGAGCATCATACTCCTTGTTAGCTCCTAACTTGATCTGAGTACCACCTGGTTCTGGACCTGGAGATGCTGTGATAGGATGAGCTTCACGTGCTGCTAGAGCAATCGTTCTGAAGACTTTCTTATCATATGCCTCTGCAAGAGCGTGACCAATCTTGGCACTTATTTCAGATCTTAGAGAGTAATGTGCAAGTGTCTCATCAAGATCATATACGAAAGCACTAGAGATGAGTAGATCATCACATTGGATGGTCTTCTCAGCTACTGGTGGATCGCCTGATCCGAGGATTGGTTCACCAGGAGTATGGTAAGCCGCTTGCATACGTCCCGTAAAGATGAACTGTAATGATTTACCGTTCTTTAGGGTACGTCTTTGCACGGTTTCACGTGCGATTGTTGCTGACTCATAAGCTTTAAATAGCTCACCTGAGAACAGCTTTAGATAAGTCGCATACTTGGTATCATATGCCTGAGATCCAGCGGTATTAGAGACCGCTTTATTCAGTGCACCAAGTACTGACTGCGTGGCGTTAGCCATGTTTAGTACGAGAGTGTATAAGTTTACAGACTCTCAAACGTTTGAGAAATTAATTTTATATTTGTGGTCTATCCCACCGTCTAGACAGCTTAAGGGTATCCTCGTAAGGGCCATAAGCCAAGGACAAGGAGGTCCGACTCTGAGGTGCCTCCTTGACGTATTTAGAACTTCTTCCAGCAAACAGAAGAACCAGCTAATAGGTGTGTACCTGCTGAAGAACCAGCTGCATTAGCAAACTGGAACACAAGGTTACCTTTAGTAGCTGCTGTTGAAAGTGCATTAAAGTATAATGTTATTAATGTACCTGTTGTAGCAGCACCGATATCAATAGTGATAATCTCACCTGCACCATCTGTTGATGATGTGCCAGTACCTTCTAGGTTTACAGCTGCAGGAGTATCAGCAGAAGTAGACTCTTCTACACCAGCTTCGAAGCGAGTATAGATAGTCGTAGCAACTGCAGTTGAACCGTCAGACTGCGCTAGGTTTGCGACTCTAAACTTAAACTTATTGGTATCATCTGAATCATACCAGATTTTATATTCACCAATAACTCTCTCATAAGCACCAACAGGGATGCTAAGATCAGAGACTGTAGCTAGTGTAGTTCCACTAGCATCGGATGTATCATTAGGTAGGATTAGTCCATTGTCATACCATCCAGTAGATGTATATGCAACAGTACCATAAGTTGAGTTAGCTGTAAAAGGCATTGTTTATTAAGAGATTGACCCCCCGCAGTTTCGCTACGGGGGACGATTTAGTTTAGAGTGATTTCGCACAGTTCATTAGAACTTAAATTTGGCACCTATTTTTGTACCATATGCTGTATCATTTACAGAATCTGTAAGGAAAGATACTTCACCGTAGATGTCAAGCTTCTCATTAGCAGCAACGGATACTCCGCCCTTACCTGAGAAATCTGTATCACCGTCAGCTCCATCAGGAGAAGAGAAAGCAGGACCACCTTGAATGTAATATCCAAGTGAACCTACATCACCTTCATAACCTAGATGTAGATCAGTTGTTCTACCTGTAAAATTATTTCCTGTGTAAGATCCATTTGACTCAGCGTTGATATAGACGCCAGCCATTGCAGGAGTCGAAGCAAATGAGATTGTAGCTAGGGCTAGTGCAATTGATTTCATGTTAAAATTTTTAAGATTTTTTAGTGTATTCTACACCACGATACTTGAGGGTCATAATGATCTCCAGTATCACAGCCCCGTTCCATGCTGTGAATTCATGCGTCCCGTTAAGGATGAACGGACGTGGTGTTTATGCTATTGGGGTGACCTCTTTAGCCGCTAGGTCAAGCGGGAAATTATGAGCGTTCCTTTCATGCATTACTTCCATACCTAAGTTAGCACGGTTGAGTACGTCTGCCCAAGTGGGGACAACCCTACCATTGGAATCAACGACTGACTGATTGAAGTTAAAGCCGTTGAGATTGAAAGCCATAGTACTGATTCCCATGCTGGTAAGCCATACGCAAGCGACTGGGAAAACAGCAAGGAAGAAATGAAGACTACGACTATTATTAAAGCTAGCGTATTGGAAGATAAGTCTACCAAAGTAGCCATGAGCCGCAACAATGTTATACGTCTCTTCCTCTTGGCCGAATTTGTATCCATAGTTCTGAGATTCATTCTCAGTTGTCTCACGAATAAGCGAGGACGTCACTAATGAACCATGCATTGCAGCAAACAAAGCACCACCAAACATACCAATTACCCCAGCCATATGGAAGGGATGCATTAATATATTATGTTCTGCTTGAAAGACAAACATGAAGTTAAACGTACCTGATATACCTAACGGCATACCATCAGAGAAACTTCCTTGTCCAAAGGGATAGACTAAGAATACAGCAAAGGCTGCTGAGACTGGTGCTGAATATGCTACACATATCCACGGTCGCATACCTAGTCGATAACTAAGTTCCCATTGTCGTCCCATGTATGCTGCGATACCGATGAGAAAGTGGAATATAACAAGTTGATATGGTCCTCCGTTATATAACCACTCGTCGAGGGTTGCAGCTTCCCAGATTGGGTAGAAGTGAAGACCAATTGCGTTGCTTGATGGGACGACTGCCCCTGAGATGATGTTGTTTCCATAGAGTAGGGAGCCCGCTACGGGTTCTCGTATACCATCTATGTCAACTGGAGGAGCCGCAATGAAAGCAAGGATGAATGCTGTTGTTGCTGTTAATAGTGCAGGGATCATTAGGACACCGAACCAACCAACGTAAATGCGGTTGTCGGTACTAGTAACCCAGTCACAAAAACTCTGCCAGTTATTAGATGGTTTTGTTAATGTTACTGTAGTTGCCATTTAGAAAATGCCAGGGATTATTTGTCCAGTTATTATGTATGAACCAAGGGCAGCAACAAAACCTAACATAGCTAGTTGTCCATTAACCCGTTCAGCGTTATCAAAATAGTCAGCTTCGATTACCTGTACTTGTGGTTCGGTAGCAAATCTGTTTTGTCTGTTGCCTGGTTCAGTTGTAGTTGTCATTAAATAAAAAGATAAGAGTGCGTTTGGGAGAGGACGATCTTTCGGGTCTCCGCTACTTATCACCTGGGTAAGTTTTACCAGGGTTCATTAATAACCAAAGTCTTTTCTTTCTTTCTCTAGCTGCATTAGAAGCGAACTTTTGTTTCTCAGATAAAGTAGATTTGTTATGATCTATCTTTAATTTATCTTTACCCATCAGCTTACTACGCTTTCAACGCCAGCTGGTGTACCGTCATCGGTATCTCCAACCATCTTATCACATTGTGCTAACTGATCTGCCATTGAAGCATCACTGTTATAAGGTATGAACCAACGATCACCTGTATTGTTTACCATGTAGACGGTTTGCATACCGTCATCTCTGTTTTCAGGATCATAGGCTTGTGTATTGGTACCATCTCCTCTAGCCATAATTTTTTCTCCTTAGAATTGTACGTCAGAACGTTCTAGTTTATCATATACATCCTGTTGATAAGCAGGATCTCTATCGTAACGAGGGTCATTCATAGCAGCAACTAATTCTGCTTGACTTCTGAATACATCTCCAGATGATCGGGCGGCTTTGCCTGTAAGCATTCGTCCTTCATATCCTTCTTGTGATTCGTACTCAGCTCTTAACCCTGCTACTGCTATTTGTATAGCTGTTGCATCGCCTTTATCTACAATACTATTGAAAGCATCTAACTTTCTTTCAGCTAAATTATCAGATGCCCAAGCAGTTAACCTATTATACTCTGCCTCACCACCTGCTGAGTTATATACTGTATTCATTTCAGCATCAGTTAAGTCAGCAGAAGGTTGAGCATTAGCTGCATTAGGATCGTTCTCTTGGATAGCCATGTAAGCTTCTACAAGATCTTTGGAACTCATCTCTGCGAATCTGTCCATAGTATCTTGTGAAAGATTACCATCATTAGCATAGTATTCATTAGAAGCATCTTGGATTAAACCAACACCTTCTACAACAGCTTCATCATATTCAATTTCATCTTCATCTAAAGTAGTATCTTCTACTTCATCATCAGTATCTCCAGAGCCTAGTTTCTTTTGTAGTTCAAGATATGCATTTTCTAATTCTTCAGCATTCTCAAACTTACCAGCATATAATTCTGACTCTTGTTGACCAAGTTTCTCCGCTACTTCTAAGGAGTTCTGTTCGTCTTCAGAAAACTCAGGCTGATCTGCGGGTGTTGGATCATAGTTAAGTGTCTCCGTCATTCTTCACTCCTTGTGCGGTTATTACTTGTAGGTCACCTAAACCAACTGTCTCTACAAAATTAGGATCAACTCCTATTGTAGGTTTACCTACTATTTGTGTTGGCTTTGCAATATCAGTATCAGATACTAAAGGTTCTGGTTTACTGACTTTAGGCAGGGGTTTCTTCCGCACCTTCTTGGGGCGGCTGGCCTTGATTTTGTCCATTTGTTAATTGATCTTTTTGTTCTTTGAATGATTCTTGCATAGCTTCATTCTTACCAGGGTCCATCATTGGAGAGTTAGCAAACTGACCAGCTTGCTTCAATAACATTTGTTGTTGAGCTTGCTGTTGTTGTTTCTCTGACTCTTGAGCCATAGTCTCAGGTGTCTTAACTAGGTTAAGTACATCTATACCTTGAGCCGCTGCGAGTCGTTTAACATACTCACCTGGGTCAAGGAACTTAGCCATGATCTCTGGTCCCATTGTTTGTGCAAGAGTTTGTGCAAACATAACAAGACTCTCTTGATCTTGTCCTCTTCCAATAGCATTAACACCTGCAATAATCTGAGGTTTTACTACATCTTTAGGAATCTTAGGTAGTTCCTTATTACGTTGTAGTATATGTAATGTTCTATTGAGATATGGTACTAAAAATTCAACCGTCAGCAAACTGAATAGTCCACCTAACTGTTGTTCTAGTTCCATCTGCGTGAGGCGTACCTCTTCCGCAGTTGTTCGTTCACTTTGTCTAACTTGTAACACAAGGAATGCATCATTGATTCTACGTTCAAGTGCTTGCATCTGTTCTTGTGCTGTCCTAAAGTCAGCAGCTTTCTGTACCTGAACAACGCCAACATCGTCAGGTCTTCCCTGCACGATTGCACCGTTGCCAGCATCAGCTATTGTCTTTGGTTTTGTAGTTGAGCTAGGGCTTACTAAGAAGACCACCTTTGCAGCTGCAGCTGAACCCTCTACGAGAGCTTGGGATAATCCTTCTAGAGATCTAATGTCTCCTAAGAACTCTTCGACTCTGCCCCGTCCGTAATCTTCCCCGTCTACAGTATTGAATCTTAATACTAACCAGGGAGAAGTATTCTTAGGCGCAGTGCTGCGACTACCAGGTAGGATCATATCCATTGCTTCCTGATGCCATACCCATCTACCATTATCATCCAATCTAACGTAGGTATACACCTCAACGTCATGATCATCAGATCCTGTCTTATATCCCTCATCGCCTGGGGCGTTAGGGGTAGGTACTGGCAGATCTGTACCAAGTAACCTTCGACTTATTAGTTCCTTTGTTACGATCTCACAAATGTTTCCGTTACCATCACGATTAACAACGTAACGATTTAAGGGATAGTTTTTGAGACCATCTTTGCCCATAAATATTAATGCATTACCAGAAACAATTAAATGTTTCAAGGCTTGGTGGACAACAACTCTATCGTTAGAGGCATTAACATAATCCATTACCATCCTTTCCATTTTGGCAAAGGATAAATCTAATTCACTCCTAATCTCTGGAGGAAACTCAACACCTATTTTATTATCTTGAATCTGTAGTTTAAAAAAGCTAGTTTGTGGTGGTATCAATGCCAGCATTAATTTTGCTGCTAAGTTGACAGTAGCTTTAGCTCCTACTGATTGCCAAGGTGTATGTAACTTCTGATGTTCAGGTCGTGAACTTAAATCTTCTTGTATTAGATAAGGCAGCGTTAATCTAGAACACTCAACTGCGGTATGAAGGAACTGTGTTCTACCTCTTGTTAGTTGTGTGTATCTATCACGTGCTTTCATTAGTATGCTTTATCTATTTTTGAACTTTGTTTACTAGCAGTAGTTCCTCTGTTTGCATCTCTTGCGGCTTGTTGATCAGCCCTTGAGTTTGCGTTACTAACTGCTTGATTGTTTACCATATCTTGTGGTGAAGCTGGTCCTGGTTCAGGATCAGGTCGTTTCACAACTTGTGGTGGTGCTGGTGCACCTCCTCCTAGACACATATCTTTCTCCTATGGTGTATTGATACCACCTGCTGGGGTATCAGGTAATGCTCCAGGGTCAATAGCTCCTAACTGTTTGACACCTTGTTTAGTCTTCTGAATTTCTAAAGCTTTCTTCTTACGTGTATCAACTTTCTCTTCATCACCTGTAGATTCTTTTAACTTCTCAGGTGTTACTGTTTCTGATGGTGGGGCAGCTGCTTTAACAGTCGGAGCTGCAGCTGGTGTTGGTGGGGCTGCTGGTCTTGAACCACCTCCAAATAATCCTGCGCACATTAGTTTTCTTCCTCTAATAGGTTTCGTATATATTCTACCACGCTGGCTTGACCTGCACGGTACATGATTGATTCAATTTTTTCTTTAGGGTGGACGGGTTGCCATTTAAAATGATCCTCCACCTGTTGTAACAACTCATCTACACGTTCGTTGTGCAGCTTAAGCGTATTTAGGGAGATTTGTGTTGGCATGTTCAAAAAACGCTGGCATTCTAGCTCTCTTGGTCTCAGAAAACTCTGGGGCTTTGCCCTCGTACATTAGACGATCGCTTGCATCGAGCCAGAATTTTTTGTCCAAATATTTATCGTAGGTATTTATACCTAGGGGTTGAAGAACCCAGTTAATGGTGGCCTTCCTAAGTTTATCCAAAGAAGGAGAAGGAGAAAGACCCAACTCTGCACATACAAGAGAATTACATCCGACATGGATCTGTTCGTCTCTTGAGATATCTGCCGATACTGTGCGTAGAGCAGGACAACCATTAAACCTAAAGAAAGGGAGTAGAACAAAGAAGATAGCTCGTTCTGCGACAAGCGCCTTAGTAATGGTATGGTCGGGGTGAGAAATCCATGCATCTCTTAATAGCTTCCCCTCGTTCTCGTCTTTATCATTAACATTATGTATCTCTGCTATATACCCTAACGCAAGGTCGTGCCTTTCCTCATCTTTAACATTTGATTCAAGGAGTTTCCTGGCATTATCGGGAACACTCTTCTCCAAACCTTCAGTAATGAATGCTCCAACAGGGAGCTCCATATGACGTATTGAGAGAGCACGGAGGATGGTTTCTTCGGCACCTTCTTTAAGCTTTCCAGCGGTAGGTTTTACGGGTGACCACTTACGTTTGCGGTCGAGTAGTTTATCATAAGGATGTTTTCTCATTATTCTATTTAAATTTCGGTCCATTCATCCAGGCTACCAAACTTATTCGTTCGCCTGATGTAACTGGTTTCACTCTATGAGGTAACCAGGACGGAAATATAACTGCTGTACCTGCTTTTGGTTTTAACGTTTCATGAAATGGTTTATGTTCTAATTCTAACTCTCC